TCTGGGGTTGTCTTTAACGTTTTACAATATTCGTGAAAATCTTTCAAATATCTCAAAGGATCCTCAATCACACACATTTTCATCATGTGGAATTGGAACATCTTGATATCTTCATATTTCATAAATATCGGTTGAGTATAATCTTTGGTTTCAATATTCTTTAAGAAACCTACAAGTTCCTTACCGGTATATTGACTTTCTCCAAATATCTTTTTAGCTATATGGAAATCTCCAGCTTGTAGTTCATAGAACATAGCTCTAGGATAAAGTTCCATTTCTTTGATGAACTTCTCCTGGTACGATATTCTATCTTCAAGTTCCATTAATCTTCGTTGTCAAACCAATCTAAATCTTCCGCAGCACATCCAAGAGCTTGAGCATATTTATCTCTAATCATTAATGAAATATGAGTATTACTCAACTCAGGATCCGCAATCTCTTTTACGAGCTCCTTTAATTTTACAATCAAATCTTTTTGAAATTCTATCTGACAACTTGGACAGGTACCACAACCATTTTCATCGTAAGTAATTAAATCATCAGGAGCATAATGACCACATTCACATTCGGTACCTACAGGTATCAACTGAATACCAGAACTGTTTTTCCCACTAAATAATTCACTTAATGTTTTTCTAACTTCAGGACTTGTTTTTTCTATACGCTCAACAATTAGACTATCATCAGAATTAGGTGTACACATTTCTGGCCATCTAACATAATCTCCTGGTCCAATCTTTTTTATCACACGATCATTGTCGTCTAACTTAATAAATACATCTCTTGCTTTAGCTCCTCGAAATTCTCCAATCAATTCTTCTTTTTCCATTCTCTCAAGAATGTTTCCAGCTAATGAATAACCAATTTTTAATTTCTTTTGAAATAATGATGTTGATACTTGTTGCGTTACAGCAACCAACATCACAGCTGAATGATACATTTCATTTTTAATTTCCATAGTCTTTTCTTTTTCATTTAACAATACATTATACGCCCTATAGTCTGACGATAACGTTTTTATCTTGAAGGCCCTATACAGTCCTTATTTCTCTTTACTTGACTTATCACACTAACAGTACTAGTCAATAATTTAATATACGTGACAAGGAGCAGAGGACTATCTACTTTAACTCCCCCTACCCTAATGTAAAAGGAAACATACCCCCGCATAAAAGTATATTCAGTTTCAAAATCAAAGTAAATTCAAGTCCTTTCTTGCTATTTGATATAATTTCATATCATTTTAACCTAAACGATGAGTGCTTGAGGTTAGCCTTACACCCTTAGAGAGCTACATTATGTACGTTGAGTGTTGCGTCTGAAAATGATTAGTGAATGAGTGTGTTGTGTAGTGTAGTTGTTTGGAACGTTGTCAGTCGTGTGCGATTGACTTGGTTTGTACTAGTGTAGTATGTACTACGAAGTTAGTCGATTTATTTGACATTTGCAATAGTTACGCTTGTAAGTGCTTGACTGTTAGAGTGAATAAATTTTTAATTGAAGTGGTTATTTAAGTGGTTTGGTGGTTATTGTTCTTTATGTCTATGTGATTATAATCATACTAACCATCAACTAGAATGGTAAATCGTGATAGACGTATTTTGATACTGTTCACGTTCAGACGTTGATTGATACTGTTCAAGGAGTTCTATGTAGCTCCTTGTATTAATCAATAAAACATTTAATTATGCCAGTATTTATATTAGTAGAAGATGATAATAGTAAAGATGATAACTATGAACAGAACTATTGTTCATACTTACAATTCTTACACGATAGTGATATGAACATTCAGACCATTGACTTGTTGTTTGAATCTGAAATCATTGGACAAGGGCTTTAGGGCTCTTTGTTTATTAACCATTTAGAGTTTATGTTATGAGTAAGATTGATAAAAGAGTAATGGAATTTCTGGACAATACGAATAAGAGCGTATTGAGGGAAATAGTAGGTAAGACACAGACAGTTGACAAAAGGAAACTAAGCAAGATGAATAAGAGCACTTGTATTAGTTTATTGAAGAACCTTTCGTACAGTCAGCTTACCAAGCTATCCAGATAGAGAGTTTAAAGAGTAATGAGGTTTCGTGCCTTGTTGCTCTTTGAATTTATTTATTAATTAAAACATATTAAAATGAGAAAATTAAATTTAGGTGGTGCAACGTTATTAGATAATACGGCTGATGTATCAAGAGTAAGAATGGAGAATGGTATTGCTGTAGTTAAAGCAGTAGAAACACATACTTCTAAGAATGGAAATATTTGTGCTAAAGTTATCTTCCAAGATGTATTGGATATGGATAACGATGAGGCTGGACATCACGAGTATATCTCAATGTCAAGAGCTGATAGATTTGAGCGTAGCTTGAAGAAAATCGTTTACTTAGCAAAGTATGCTCAAACAGATGAAGCAAGACAAGCTTTCGCTTCATTACCAGCAGATGTTATGTCATTTGTTGAAGAGAATGGACAACCTGTTACATTTGAAACTAACGATGAATTAACTAACATTAGAACTAAGTTCAATGATGATAGTATTTCATTTGTTTGGAGTGATGAAGAGAAAAACAAAACTCGTTACGCTGTAAAGTTTAACGTAGCTCCAGAGGTTTACATTCCTCAACTTATCAATGCATTGAGCAAATGTATTGGTCAGTCTTATGATTTGGAATTAACTATGAAAGATAGTTTCCAAAGATTAAAGTCTATTAATGCACCAGAGCTATAATAGCAAATACATAAACATAATAAGCATCTACATTACGTAGGTGCTTATTTTTTTTACTAACTTTTTTTGCTCCGAGTTTTATGTGACCTCACATAGATAAAAGACCGAAGTACGATCTAACCTTATTTGTTATGGAAATCAAATGGATATTTTTTACACTTGTGTTGTTCTTGTTGACTTTCTTGCGTGTTGTTTACATTCGCTCATTGTGTGATGATTGGAACAACAGCCTTAGTATCTACATACATAAATTGAAGCAAGTAGCTCTACCATATCGTGAAAGACCGATTGAAAGAGTAATGGAAGCAAGGATAAACCCTTGGAAATACTGGTGGAGATTAGATTGTTGGTTGATAAAAGACATCATTATGGATGAATATTTAATAACTGATGTAATCAATGCTAGAAGTAACAATTTCATAAGATAAATAAAAGACTGTTATTATTATATACATAATCTGTAAGAATTAACAGTTAAAATACTAACCAAAAATTAAGAGAATTATGGCACAATTAGGGCAATTATTGGGGGAAAACCAATTAAAAGTAGTGGAAAAAGTAAAGAAAACTACACCAAAAACGTCAGTTGGACGTGAATTAATCAACAATTTACTATTCAGATTAAAGAGAAGAGGTAACTTGATGGTAGAGATGGACGGACACTATTTAAAGAGTGTAAGACTATCATTATCATCTAATGCTCGTAACTGGATACCAGGAGCAAATAAAGAGAGAGAGCTACATATTTGGGTTAAACCATTTATCAAAGATGGAAAGTATTTAATGTTCAACTACAATGGAGTGATCATTAGAGCTTCAGATGTATTTGGAGTAGGTATTAACCGAGTAAGAATATAATTAAATATGAGGTACATATGCGAAAAGATTTAATCTGCCCGTAGTCGAATGTGATTATTTAATTATTTCAAGGAGTCTTTACGGCTCCTTGTTACTAACCAATATAAAATACTATGAAAACATTTCTAAAAATATTTAAACTTATCAATGAGCATCCTGACATAGAATTGACATACGATGTTATTAATAATGCGTTAAACACTATTCTATCAAGAAATGAAACATTACTTCTTGGATCACCCACAACAATACCATCTCTTAAACAAGATTTTATAGAAATAACAAATCCTTATAAGGAAATATATTCTCCATTGGGTTATAATGATGGACCAACAGCAACTCACCCAATAAGAACTGAACCAAAGATTGGAAGAAATGAAATCTGTCCTAAATGTGATAGTGGTAAGAAATACAAAAAATGCTGTATAAATACATAGGGCCTAATTGCTCTTTGTATTTAAAACTATATAATATGGGAGAAAATTCAGAACGTCCTTGGGAAGATGAGGACTATAATAAAGAAGCACGTAAATCATTAGTTGGTAAGAAAATTACCGAAACAAGATATTTAACAGAAGAAGAAGCTGAAAACTATGGCTGGGATAAAAGACCGCTAGTTATATTCTTTGATGATGATAGCTATATGATACCTCAACGAGATGATGAGGGGAATAATGGTGGAGCTATATGCTTCTGTTTAGGAGATGGTTCAGAATTATTTGGAACTATCTAATATGATCCGGAAGTATCAATATACCTAAATCTTGTCACTGACGTAGCGATGCTGACGTGAATACAACTAACTAGTGAGAAAGAGCTGTATGACAAAGGAATAGTTTCTTGTAAGCTACACTTGAGACTTACCTCACACTTTTGAGATTTTGGGTAGATACTTGTTCAGAGGGCTTTACAGCTCTCTGAATTTATTATTAATCTAAATCATTTATTATGAAAACGATGAAAAACTTTATGGCAATAGTAGCAGTTGCCTTACTTGTTGCTACAGTATTAATTGGTAGTTGTTCGGCTCAAGAGCCTACAGATTACCTTAAAGTAAAAGGTAAAGTGATTGGTTCTAATGCCACTGATGTTCAGGTATTTGAATACGATGATGTGGAGTGCAAATGGGTGCAAACTTATGAAAAGGAAAGAAAATCTTCCTATTCATTAAGATTAGCTACTGATAAAGAGTATCAAATATTCTTTACAGCTAGTAATGGTGCTATCAAAACAATACACATACATTCAGGAGAACCTGGACTATGGGTTAAGATGTTAGATATCGATTTTGAAAAGACCAGTAATCTAAAAGCTATGATGTATCAGAATGAGGATAAGGATGACTACGATATAAGAGTCATACCATACACCAATGTATTCGCATATGCTGAAATAGAAGAATAGATAATAGGGAGCCTTGATGCTCCCTGTTATTATGAGCAAAAAATATAAATTACCAGTTAAATACAATGAATTAGAATGGTGGCAACGCAAAGAAGTAAGACAGCAATACATCATTGAACAGGATGGAAAATGTTTCTATTGTAAATTTCCTTTAAATTTAAGTGCTCCAAAGCATATAAAAGAAAAGCCAATCAATTGGAAACTATTCCCAAAAAACTTTTTAAAATACCCAATACATTTACAGCATTGCCATAAAACTGGAATGACTGAAGGAGCTGTACACAATTATTGTAATGCTGTTATGTGGCAATATGAAGGCAGATAATAAAGAGCTTAAATGCTCTTTGTTATTAACCAAATACTAAATACTATGGATAGAATAAGACAAACATCTATTGATGTGTATAATGAAATAAAATCTAAAGGACTATTATCTCAAAAGAGAATGGAGATATATAATATTGTTTACCATAATGGGCCAATGACAAGTGCTGAGGCATTTAAGATAATCAATCAAGATAAGCCTAAATCAAATGTTCTTAATCAATCAAGAGCAAGGTTTACTGAATTGAGAGATATGGGATGTTTGGTAGAGCTTGGAACTAAGACTTGTGGTGTAACTGGAAATACTGTTATCGAATGGGATGTAACAGATGGTTTACCAAAAGACTTACCAAAACAAAAAACTAAGAAACAAAAGATTGATGAGATCCTTGACGATATAACTAAACTTGGTAACTCAGAATCTCTATCTGAAAATGAAAAAGAAAGGTTAAGAGAGATATACCGAAAAGTTAATAAACTATAGATACAGGGTAGGGAGTTAGCACAACTCGTATTGCTAACATTTCTAAGGGGCATTATTGCTCCTTAGTTATGAAAAAAGAAGTTCAAAATTCAATAGTTAGAGCACTAAGAAAAGAGTTTGATGATGATAAAACATCTCATCTAAGACTAAAAGAAATACTGGAAACAGTAAAACAACTTGGCTTTATAGATACTTGGCAAGAAATGTTAAGTGATTTAATATCTATGGGTATAGTTAAAAGTGATAGTTGGTATAAACATAATAATGATGCCTTCATCGAATAAAGACACATTTTTCAATTTCTTAGATTTATATTCAAAACCACCAAGTTATAAGTTTAACAAGGAAGAGATTGAATTAATCAAAGAACATATGCCTAAAACTAAATACACTATTAAATATTGTATTTGGAAGCAGCATAGAATGAATGGTAAATACATACTGTTTGTTATTGAAAATTGTAGTTCAACTAGAAAATCTGCATTTGAACATTCTATTGAAGTTATCTGCACAAGAGAGATAACTGATATTGAATATCAAGAAGAGATTGAAAATATGGGGTGTAACAATAGAAGATTTGAAGCTTGGAGTTATGCAACTATTGATCAACTTATTGAAGCAGATAAGAGATATCAAGTAAAAACTCCACAAATCTTTATTGATAGGTGTAAAAGAAATCTTGTAATAGAACCCAAATACCCTAAAAAGTTTGGTTAGTAGCTTTGGAGCCCATTGTGGCTCCTTAGTTATTAACCAATAAATAGATTATGGAATGGAAAATTGGAAAGATGTAAAAAAAGAACTGCCTACTGAATTTGGTGACTATTTAGTGATGGCAGATGAAATAGATGTAATGACTTTTTATCCAGATGCTCCCGATTTATGGAGTTCGTGGCAAGCAAGAGGACATAAAAGCGGTGGAGATGTTACCCATTGGATGCTATTACCCGAACCACCAAACAGTTAGTATAAAACAATAATAATATAAAACATATAATTATGAAAAAAAACGGAAGATTTTTAATAGTAATAGCAGTATTTATAGGGCTATTTTTAACTTGGATTTGGGCTGTATCAAGTCTATTAAAAAGTTTAAATGAAGAAACTCAAAAGTATAAAGATAAGATAGGAGAAGTTTATGTCTTAGAAGATGATACATTAACCATAGTTGATTATTCATCATTTAATGAAACTTATACATTAAGTAATGGAATTGTTATTAATAAGAGTTTGGTTGAATAAAACAATAATTAACTATAGAACATAAATAAAAGAAACATTTAATAAATAAGATTATGAAACTGAAGAGCTTTGTTGCTCTTTAGTTATTAACTAAAATAAATATTATGATATCATTTAAACAATTAGAGCAATTCCTAGAGAATGCTACATTAAATCTTGTTATTAAGAAAACTGAATCAGGACTTGTTGTATCAGTTCTACCTCAGCCAAATATTAAAGACAAAGCTAAAGAAAACTTAGTTCCATTGGTTATTAAAGGTACAGCTGAAGAATTAGATAAAGAATTTATGTCTTTAATTCAACCAGAATTAACATCTGTTACTGGAATTGTTAGCAACATAGCTGAATTTGAAGCTAATGCAGAGGAAATGAAAAATAAATCCGAAGCAGCTAAGAAAGAAAAAGAAGCTAAGAAGAAACTTAACGAAGCATCTAAGAAAGCATTAGAAGGAGCTGACAAATTACTTGAAGAAAGTAAATTCGATGAATGTCAAAAAGCAATCGATAAAGCTTTAAAAGATAACCCTGAATACAAACCAGCTAAATCACTTCAAAAGAAACTTGACAAAGCTAATCCATCTACAAATCAAGGAGCTATATTTGATACAGAAAATATAGAAGAAGTTAAAGAGGTTGAGCAAGTACAATCTAAGGATGAGGTTGAGGTAAAGGAAATCGAAGCTATTGAAGAAGAAAATAAAGTTGAAGCTACAATGGCTCAAATAACACCAGGAGAAGAACCTGTTGTTGAAAAGACAGAAGTTACAATTACAGAGATTGCAGAAGCATCACCAAATGTAGAAGTAGTATCTTTGCCTAAAGTAGAAACTCCTGATGCTGGTATAACACCTAATGAGGATTTCGATAATGAACCAACAGGTTATTCTGGTATTAATGATAATGAAATTGAAGATTTAGAATTTTAAGATATGGCACAAGTAGAAAAATTAAAAAGAGTTTTTAAACACAAGGATAAAGTTTTAACTGATCCTGATGTGAGTATGAGTTCAGATGAAGTATTAGAGTTTTACTCTAATCAATATCCGGAATTAAATAATTCTAAAGTATCTGGCCCAATAGCCAAAGATGATGTTTTAGAATATGAGTTCTCTACTTCTGTAGGAACTAAAGGTTAAACGCAGTGGCGTTTCCCAAGATGTGGTTATGACTATATTGAGGACAAGGAGCTTAACGGCTCCTTGAATCTTAAAACCTTATAATATGTTTACATCTATATTTGACCATAGAAAACAAGAAATATTAATATTTGAATTAGTTGGTAACAATGAGTTTAATGACGAAGGAGTTATTAATAAAATAGGACATACTGATTATTCATATATGAATACAAAGAATTTAGTTATTAAGATAGATGAACTTAATAAAGACACTATTGAAATTATAACAAAATTTGCTAAAGCAAAAAATGATTTTGAGTTACTAAAAGCATATCTAAAAATGGATATTGAAGCCGGTAACTTTGATATTGATCAACACCAAGTTGCTCAAGATGAATACAAAAGAATATTAAACTTAGATTAAATGAATGCAGATGATTTATATAATGCTATATGCAAAAAGAAGTTAAAGAAAAAGAAGAAAATAGACATAAAACTACACGAAGAGGTAGGAAAAATATTGAAAAAAGAATCAGAAACAAACATCTCAAGAGGGTCAGACATAAAGGAAAACAGACTACTTCCAATGTCCATCTTTATACAACCGATTATATAAATAGCATATCTAACCTAAAAATGCATCACACTTTTGGGTTAGGTATTTTTAAAGATAAAAATGACATTATTCAAATGATTAAGGATTTATATCCTATCATTAAGAATAGGGAAAATGCTATTTCTGGTAATGAAAAGTTTAATGAAGAACTTGAGCCTATTGAATTTCTACATTGGATATTAAAGAGGTATGATGATACAAGACAAGATTATGAAGAATGGACTGTTTCTTATAATGAAGAAAAAAAGAAGTTTGAAATAATCTACATCTATGAGTATGATGACATAGGTATAAATGGAAGATCTCAATCATTAGAATTTCTATTAAAAGTTAAAGAGAAAAATGAAGCTCTTTACGAATTGTTCGTAGGCTATATTAGACTAATAATAGATTCAATATCAGTGCCTATGTGGTATAATAATTCAAACTTTGATTATAATTTAGAATACATAGAACAAACAGCTAAAGATTATCTTGAAGATGATACTGAAGAAGATAAAGAAATTGGAAAATCACATTTGGAATGTGTTAAAAAATATAAGAAGCCAGGTGGTGATGCATTTGAACTAGCTTGTAGTATAAACAGTTCAAAAATGATTAAATCTTTATTCAAAAAGAAAATTAAAAACGTTAAAGGAAAAAATAAAGGAGAAAGAATGATTATTGATTTCCTTATTAACAACATAGGTTTAATAAATGAAAAAGAAAAGCTGTATAGTTTTTGGCATATTGATAGAGAAGAAAGCGATGGTAATCCGGTAACATTTGAAGATTACGCTTGTTTAATGTTTAGTTACGATGAAAAAGATATATTCTTTAAACATTCAAATGAAATGTATAGTATGAATGCTAATGAATATGGGGTAATACCGTTTAGAGATTATTTAGTTGAAGGATCTAATAAAAAGGAATCTGAATTACCAAGAAAGTATGTTAAAATGCTTGATGATTTATATGAAATAGTAAACCATTATTCATAGAGCTTAACGGCTCTATGATATTAACCAATAATAAAATTATGAAAACAATAAAATGGGAAAATCCCAATAAAATGAAAATAAATACAGGTCACAAGACTTTTGATGCTCAAACTAATATTATTTCAACTGGAAACATTATAGCTAATACAATTATTGGAAACCACATTAGAGCATTTAATGATTGTCATAATGGATTTGAAAATAAAGAATCGGGCCATTTACAAGACTGGGATTTAGATAAGTTTGATTATGTTCCACAAGGATGGAAAGATAGAATGAGAGCTAATCCAGATATGAAATATATCTTATATGAAGTATTTCATCATAATAGTAATGGAAATAAAATTAGTCATGGAATGATTTTAACAGACTATGATAAAAATCATATGCATACTTATTGTGCAAGAGCAGGATATAATATCTCTTTTGAAATATTATTTACTGTAAGAGATTATCTATGTAATAACCAACCTCACAATAATGGATAAAGTATTTCAGAATGATTTTGAACCAACTCAAGCAATAATAGTATTTAAACAAAATAGAAATTTTGAAAATAACTATTATTTAGAATCAAGAAGAATAGAACATACAGATAAAGGTTATCAAATGACTGAGGGAACTCCTTTATCAAAAAATACATTAGCACAAATAATGGATTCCGTTAAAGTTGACGAATCAGACAAAATAACTTGTAGCTCTATTTTTCCAAAAAACTTATTGTATTACCAGATTAAAAATTTAGAACCACATATTGTATGGTTTGTTCCTTCAGGAGCTAAAAGTTTAATATTTAGTAAGAGTTTAAATATTAAAAATGGTGAAGCTCATTTACCAACACTAGTTTTTTCTTTAAAAGGAAAAGAACTAAGTGTCTTTGCTGTAAAAACAAACAATCCAAATGGAGATACATTGCTTTATAAAGCACCATTTCATAATGTTTATAGTGGTGGCAATATATGTATGGGTTCAGCTAAGGCTAAAAAGTCTAATGATGTAATTAAGATTATGAAGAACTATGAGAAAGCTTTCTTTGGTTCTAAATTTACTCATTTACATAGTCAAGGCAGTCCTATAGATGGAAACTTAAACACATATTTTAATAAGTTAATTAAATCTAAATGCAAATTTGATAAGAGCTTATTAAAAAGAAGCAAAGTAGAATATATAAATGATTTAATATGAAATTCCACTATACTGATAAATATTTTATGGAGCCAACACACCCTATTACTGTATTAGTAGTAGGTTGTGGTGGTAACGGAACACAAGTTTTAACAGACTTAGCAAAGATTAATTCAAGCCTACTTCAATTGGACCATCCCGGAATACACGTTACAGTTATGGATGCAGATATAATTGAAGAGCCAAATATTGGTAGACAGAAGTTTTCTGAAGCTGATTTAGGTCAATATAAAGCATCTGTATTAACAACAAGATTAAACAGGTTTTATGGAACTAATTGGAGAGCTGTAAATAAGAATTTCAACAAAGATAATGGAGAGGGTTTTAATATTGTAATATCAGCTGTAGATAATGTTTCTACAAGATTTGAAATCAATAAATGGTTTGAAACAAGAGCTGGTTATGACTATTATAGAAACTTTTATTGGTTAGATTTTGGTAATGATAAAGATTTTGGACAATTCATTTTAGGTTCAAAGAAGATTGATCAACCAGACTCTAAATTTAAAACCATATCTAAGCTGAAAAATGTAGTTGAATTATTTCCAGATATGGAGAAAAATGAGGATATTACATCTCCAAGCTGTAGCACGAGAGAAGCTTTATTAAAACAAGATTTATTTATTAATTCAGTTTTGGTTAGCACCGGAATGAATTTGATATGGAAATTACTTACAGAGTTCCGTATTAATACTCATGGTGGCTACGTAAATCTTGGTAGTTATAGTACGAAACCTATTAAGTTGTAATGTTCAAGGGGCTTTTTGGCTCCTTGAATTTAAAATTATGTTATGGAAGATATTATTAAAGAATTATCTAAATATCCTACTTCCGTACTTAAAGAAGAAGTCTTTAGAAGAAGGAAAAAAGAAGATAAAATATCGAATGAAAAAATTATCAAAACTGTTTGTGAGTACTATAAAGTTACCGTTAAACAAGTAATGAAAAAAGGTAAAGGTGCGGGAAATAATAGTTGTAGAAAAGCCAAAAGTGTACTTTATTATATCTTCAGATATATCAAAAAGAAAAGTACAAAAGAAATTGCTAGTATTATGAATAAGAATCATTCTACTGTATCTATAACGTCAAGAGATTTAAAAGCAAAACTTGATATTTATCCAAACCTAAATAACGAAGTGAATTATTTAATTAAACTGATAAAACAATGAAGAATCTTAATCTAATTAAAGAAGAATTGTCACAATTTTATGGTGGAGGCCAATTATATCGAGGTATGATTAAAAGGTCTTTATATAGCGAAGGAGTTAAACATCTCTTGGAAGAAGCTAAAGCTTATTGGATGTATGATATTATACAAACAGAAGTTTTTGATAAATTAAGAAAACAGAATCAACTTGATACTTTCTATTTTAAAATGAAAGCAGAAAAAGGAAAGGCAGTATTGTCATTAGTAAATTACAAAAATGAACTATTATGGTCAAAAGAAATTGGATTTACTACATTTCCAGATGGAGAGATTGAATTAGTTTGTGGTTGGGATGGTTCTCAAATGATTACTTGTTTACATAACGAAAACTAATGTATTTAGTTTATAAAACAGATACGCAACATAGTTATGCGTCAAGAGATATTATTGCATTAGCAAGTAATTGTGTAAATGCTGTTCTTTTATGTAGAGAACAAGCAGAAAAAGAAGGAGAAAAGATTGATACAGACCAAATGTATAATCTTCAAAACCTAAAACAAACTCAAGGATATTCTGGAGAAGGAGAATTTCAGTATGAACACATCGAATTAGATATTTTATTATGATAGTATGTAAAGAATGTGGATGTGAAAATGTTCAATCAAAAGAATGGGTAGAAGTCAATACAGGCAAAAATTGTGGCTTTGTAGAAGATGGAAGCAGCGATAAACAAAACAACTGGTGTCCAGATTGTGATGAAAATGTTGATTTTGTAGATAAAGAGTAATGATGTAGAGCCTTATGGCTCTATGTTATTAATCAAAAATTGAATTATGGACTACGATAAAAAAAGAGAAGAAGCAAAACAACAATATGAAGATAAGTTGAAAATTCTAGATTTAGAAGAATCTTTTAGTAAAATGATCCCTGGCATATTAGGTATATTCATTAAAAATGGAACAGTATTTATTGATGCTAATGATGAAGAAGAAATAGCATTGATACTAAACAATATCAAACCTACCAATAAGTCATTTGAAAATAGCACTGGAAAGTATAAAGTAGAAATTCCTTATGATATTAATCTTAGTGGAGGGAATAGAGGCCCTGAAAATTGTATTATTAATTACAAATACAATGATTTTAGCATAAGATTAAAATTTAAAGATTCATTTATAGAAGATTTTTTAGCAAAAAGATTTCGTCCTGTTAATGATACTGAACATCATTATTATGGTGGAGTTTCAATGGCAGAAATAAAAAGAATGAGAATTTGTTATCATTCTTTTAATGAAGGCAAATCCTTTAAATGGTACGGAAGTAACGTTACTTGTATAGATGAAAGAGTAGCTTCTAAAATTATTAATCACTTAAAATCTAATGGGTAAGATTTCTAAAAGAAATATGCAACGCCATAGCGAAGCTATGAGGGTATTAGAACAAGATACCTTATCTTTTGATGATAAGGTATTTGTTTTAGAAAACTATCACGAGGGAGCTACTAATATGAATAATCTTGTTAGTGCTCACTTTACACCAATGAGTATTGCTAGAAGTGTAGAACAATGTACAAGGAATAGAAATTTTGTTGATTTATGTGCTGGAATAGGTATGTTAACTTGGCACCAATTAAGAATACTTGATTTTGAACAAACAAATGACTTTGTAGCTATTTGTGTTGAAAATTGTACAGAGTATTACAATATTGGTAAAAAGCTAATGCCAGAAGTTCATTGGATTAATGGAAGTATCTTTGATGAAGAAGTTATTCAACAAATCAAAGATTTAATGGATGGAAAATCATTTTCTGTTATCTCTAATCCACCATACGGTAGACAAGTAAATCCAGACGTTAAACATCTTTTAAAGTATAAAGGATCTGAATTTGAATACAAAGCAGCTGAACTTGGTTTTTTACTAGGAGCAAATGAAGGAGTATTCTTAATACCTCAAGGTTCTTGTAATTTCAAGATGAGTGGACAAAGAAGCACCGATTTAAATGTTCCTTGTTCTAAATATGAAAAATTCTACAAGCAAACTGGTATAGAAATGTCTCCAAATATTGGATTTTGTACTGATGTTACAGATGAAGATGGATGGAAAGATGTTTCTATAGCTACTGAAATAGCAATATTTGATTATGATGAGATTCGTGAGAATATGGAAGAAGAACAATCTAAAAAGATTATTGTTCCATATACAAACGGAGTTGATCAAGAAGTTAAAGGATATGTTGATTTAACTGAAATAATCGATGAGGCTGTAAATGATATAGAAAATAATGATAATGAACAATTAAGTTTATTTTAGGGGTAACAAAGCTTCGTGCTTTGTTGCTCCTTGTTTAAATATAAAATATGGACGATAATATACAAATGTCATTAATGAGTAAAAGTCATTTCCTAGGTAAGAGTAACATCGAACTTGAAGAAATGGTATTAGCTACTTTTGTAAACTTTCCTGATTCTTATTTTAAGGTTGCAGACCAATTAACTATTAGAGAATTTTCTGATACAAGAACTCGATACATCTATTTAGCTGTAAAAGAGCTCTCAGAAGTCTCTAAAATTGATTTAGCAACTGTTACAGATAAGTTAATACAGAAAAAGTACACAAATGTAGTAGAAAAACAAATGAACGGATTTGACCTTACTATTTATCTTAATGGTATTTGTGATAGGGTTGATTCAGACGAACATTTACTTGAACATACTAGTATTTTAAATGGATACGCTAAACGTAGAGAACTAACTGAATTAGGAAATGAAATTATTACAAGTTGTAATAATATGGATGATCCTCAAGATGTAATTAACAAGATTAATACGAAAGTTGTTGATATTCAAGAAATGGGTGATGTAGAGGAATTTGATTTGAATGCTGAAAATAGAAAAGTATTAGCAAGTTTAGAACCAATCAAAGACCAGGGAAAATTAGTTAGGTCATTTATAGATAAGTTAGATGAAATTATTCATTGCATAGAACCAACAGAGGTTTTTGTTATTGCTGCAGCTCCATCTATGGGAAAGACAGCATTTGCATTAGAGATTTTCAAGAATAACATTATGAATGATATTCCTTGTGCTTTCTTTAGCCTTGAAATGGGAACTACACAACTACTGAATAGAATGTATGCTAATGAATCCGGAATACCATTGAATAAGATTAGGTCAAGATTATTTACTTCTGAAGAACGTCAACGTTTTAATCAAACTATTGGATTATTTGAGAATAAAAAGTTTATCATTGATTCTAAATCAAGAAAGCTATCTCATATTTCCAATAAGATTAGAAAACTTGTTATGCGTCATGGGTGTAGATTAATTATGATTGATTATTTACAGCTGATGTCTTGTGATGTTGGGAAAACCAATAACAGAGAACAAGAAATAGCTACTATATCAAGAACTATAAAGGAATTAGCTAACGAATTAAACGTAGCTATAGTTCCTTTATCTCAAATTAATAGAGCTATTCACTCAAGAGCTAATAAAAGACCTACACTTGGAGATTTAAGAGAATCTGGAAGTATTGAGCAAGATGCTGATATGGTAGCATTTGTTCATAGACCAGCTTATTTTGACATCTCTGGTGGAATACCAGAAATTGAATATGCTGAAATTATATTAGCAAAAGGACGTTCTACTGGTATTGGTATGGCTGAGGTAGCTTATCAAGCTAAATTGACTAAGTTTATAAGTAAAAGTACTGAAGAAATGCAAGGGCTAAGAGATGATCAATTAGGACCAATTGACAACAATACAAATTTCGATAATGAGACGGAGATATCGGCACACTAAAATAGTTAAACAGATTTCGGAAGAAACTGGTATAGACCAAAAAGTAGTGCATCTAATCATTAAGAAATTCTATTATGGTTTGAGAAAGCTTATTCTTAAAAATGAAGAAATCAATATTAAAGGATTTTTTAAGTTAAAGCTATCTCGATACTATAAAAAGAAAGTTGAAAAATATGGTAAAAATATTGATTTAAGACCTAGAAAAAATAAAAAGCAGTACTATGTAAAAAAATCGAAAAAAAAGTGAAAAAAATAGTGTATTTTTAGTACATTTACAAGACTATGAAAGGAAAAGACAGGGCAACAATACTTCCTCAAGGGAGTTACCCGAATACATCTATGGAAGATACTTTATCTTATATAAGAGGTGTAAATAGAACTATAGGTTTTGTAGATGACTACGTGACCGTAAAAGGTACAGTTGAACAAGTTGTACTAAAAAAATGTAAAATCAAACAGTTTCGTGATAGAACAGTCGAAGAGTTTCAAGATGCCTTTTGTGAAGGCGTTGCAGAAGCTAACGGAACTTATTTTCTAATTTCTAAAAATTAACAAATGAAACCGAACATTTTTATTGTAGGTCCTTCAGGAGAAGGTAAATCCTCATCTTTAAGAAATCTTGACCCAAAAACTACAGCTATTCTAAATACTGAACAGAAAGCACTACCATTTAGAGGTGCTAATAAGTTTAAGTTGAATATTGGAATACCTGATATGGAAAAATATTGGGAAATATTTGACAAGGTTATGAATGGTAAAAATTCAAAAGTATTAGTAGTAGAATCATTTACTTCTTTAAGTGAAAACTTAATGAGAGAATGTGAGAAGTTTTATGAAGGATTTGATTTGTGGGCTCATTATAAGCAACAAATTGGCTCAATACTTCATAAATCTAAGAATACTGATAAGTATGTAGTATTTACTGGAATTGACCAAGTATTAGAAGCTGAAAATGGAATAGCTGAAAGATTTATTAAAGTAGAAGGATCTTGGAAGAAAGCAGTTGAAAAAGAATTTGTAATTGTATTATTCGCTAATACACATACAAATGAAGCTGGAGAAATAGAACATCGTTTCATTACCAACAAAATGAAAGGTTTTGAAAATGTTATTGCTAAATCTCCAATGGGTATGTTCCCACCAACTGTTCCAAATGATTTAGCTCTTGTACTTGATTATGTTGAGAAATATTACAATGGTGATGATGAAGAAGAAACACCTAAAGAAGAGGTAAAAGAGGCACCTCAAAAGAATGAAGAAACACCTCAATCTTAATTAATTATTAACTTTTAAATATATATCATGGATTTTAATGAAGAAATGAATAGCGTAAAGAACGCTAAAACTGGTGCAAGCTATATTGACACATCTGGTATTATGTTAGTATCATTAAAAGGATACAAATTAGTTACACCGGATAAAGGAACACCTTACTTAGAAGTAACTTTTGAAACTGTAGTTCCTGAAGGAGATACACCTCAAGTTAATACAACTAGATTGTATAGAGTAAAAGATGGAGATAGTCCTGAATCAGCTGAATGGAAGCTTAAAAGAATTAAAGAATTACTTATGAATGCTGGAGCTAACTTTGACTTACAAGGAGAAGAAGTTATCAAATCAGCTATAGGTAAACAAGTTCAAGCATTATTCAAAGAGGTTGAATATATCGGTTACGATAAAAACAATATGAATAAGCCAGGAATTAGAACTAAAATTGAATATTCTTTTAGTGCTAAAGTTGATGCTACCATTAATGGTAATCAATCTTACTTGTATAGCAAGTTAAGTGAAAAGGATGCTAAGAAACTTGAAGGAGAATTAGTAACTTGGAATAGAGATAACCCAAGTTCTACCTCACAATCAGAAACACCGGCACAAGCGCCAGTACAATCAAGTGAATCAGCAGAACCTAAAGAAGATGATGATTTACCATTTTAAAAACAAAACAGAGAGCTTAACGGCTCTCTGTTAATATTATATTATGGAAAACATTCTT